GCTATTTGCTTTGGATGGTAAACCATCTAGTCTAGATGAAAATGATATCCAAAGACGCAATGCTATTGCTAAGTTATTGGAAGATTGGGGTTTGGTTAAGATAGTTAATCCAAACATTATGAAAGATAACATAGGACAATTACACCAAATCAAGATTATTGCTTTTAAAGAACGCAACGATTGGGAGTTGGTGAGTAAATATAACATTGGTAAGAAAAAAACAGAATATTAGTTGCACATCTACAAAGTGTGCAATATAATGATGTGAGAATATGAAAACGCTTATTCTAGTTTGTTTACTATTATTAACTGGATGTATAACAGTTGAGCCTCAGTTAACAGAGGTTAGTGATAACGTTAAAAAACACAATCCTAGTATTCAACAAATATCAAAACGACCATATGCACCTCAAGAGTGATAATGGAATATGTGTTAATGGAATACAGACTAAACAACCTAGATATTTTGGAAGTATTCCGTGAAGATTATTGGCAAGAAACGACGTAAACTCTAAAGTAAGGCATGTTGGACGGGAGTTCGATTCTCCCCATCTCCACCAGTAAGTATATTAGTGCCACTTAATCAATATATGCGGAGTAATTCTAGACACACCTTCCGCGGGTTACCGAGATTGCAAGCTCAGACTAATATACTTACTAATGGGGATGACCAGGTTTCGACAGCGTGAGAGTATTATTTTTATAAATAAATGTATAGGAGAAAGCTATGCATTATTACATTTATAAAATAACTAATTTACTTAATGACAAAATTTATATTGGTGTACATAAAACTAAAAATCTTGATGATGGATATATGGGGTCTGGGCAAATCATCAAAGACGCCATAATAAAATATGGAATTGATAATTTTAAAAAAGAAATACTACAAGAGTTTTTAACAGAAGATGAAATGTACTCTAAGGAAAAAGAACTTGTAAATATTGATTTTGTTAGACGCAAAGACACATACAATCTAGCTATTGGCGGATTAGGACAATATGGTGGAATTGCATTTGCTGACCGGTTAAACGAAGATAAAGAGTTTGCAAAGCAGTGGGCAGAACGAGTTAGTCAACAAAATAAAGCTGGGAGAAAAGGTTCTTTTAATGACCCAGAGCATCTTAAAAAAGTTATAGCACTCTCAAAAACAGATGAAGCTTTAACTAAAATGAAAAACACCATGAAAGAAAAAGAGCACCAAAAAGGTGTAAACAATTCTCAATATGGTAAAGGATTTATGTGGGTTACTGATGGTATAAGTAATATTAAATTAAACCTTACTTCTGAAATACCTGAAGGGTGGATTAGAGGTAAAACACAAAAGAATTCGTTGAAGGTAGAGGTATGAGTTCAAGACGCGGGTTCAATTCCCGCCATCTACACTAAGGGCATTTGAGAAAAGTATCTTTAGTGTGGATGAACTGGGATCGATTGAGGTCAAAGGGCTACTGGAGAATCGTGGAAATAACACGTTAAAGTTAAACAAGTATAACTGCAAACGATGAGTTATTCGCATTAGCGGCTTAATTGCCACTTAGGGTTTCGATAGGTTTCCTCGTAACAGAATAACCTATCAATTTTATAAAGGAGTAACATATGTTAGAAACTTTATTCTGGATTTTAGTTGGTGCGTTTATTGGTTGGCATGTTGAGCAATCCACATGGGCAAAAACATTGAAACAAAAAGTTTTAGGACTTTTTGGTAAATAGATATATAAATAGAAAAGGCAGACCCGCTAGAATTCTGCCTCCGTTGAAGCGAAATCGGGATGGGCTGCTCTCACGGGGTTTGATAGGTTCCTGACACAAAAATATCTATCATTTTATCTACGCCTTCGGGGTAGAATTTTTAATAACACTCGCCAATAGGGAGAAATAGTATGACAAATATAGCATCAGGCCGCATTAAATTTGGGTCATTAGAATCTTCAACAATTTTAGGTACTTCATTGGGTTACGACTCATTGTTTGCCGATATCGATAGACTGCTCAATCGGTCGACTCAACCATCAGAAAAATACCCACCACACAATATCATTAAACTCGATGACTATAACTACGTCGTAGAGTTAGCTATTGCTGGTTTTTCAAAAGATGATATCGACATCACAGTAGCTGATGGTTCGCTAATTGTTAAGGGTGAAAAGAAGCAAACAGAAGAAGAGTCCTCATTTTTAGACAATGTGGATTACTTACACAAGGGCATTTCCGCTAGAGCATTCACTAAATCGATTAGTATCGTAGATACTGTCGAAGTGTTGGGTGCTGAGTATGTCGATGGTATTTTACGTATCAGATTAGAAAACGTTATTCCAGAATCTAAGAAGCCACGTAAGATTATTATTGCTAACGGTAACCTACCATTGGTAGAACCAACGAAGACTGAAAAACAACTTTTAGTGGAAGATTAATCATGAGGGGACTTAGGTCCCCTTTTATATAGGGTGAACATTATGAAAACAAATGCAACATTTAACTTATCAAAACCAATCAAACGACTCTTGTCTACTATGACAGGAGAGCCTCGAAGACTATTCAAACTAGCAATGATTCAAGCAGAGTCTACAAGAAACACATCTGAAAGAGTTATCTTGACTGGTAAAGAAACTAAGCCAAAATAGTATGAAGCAAAAATGGATTGATGCTTATATGGATACGGCTGAGCGATTTGCTCAGTTGTCTTCAGCAACTAGACTAAAAGTGGGTTCGATTATAGTTAAAGATAATCGAATAATCAGTATTGGTTACAACGGTATGCCCGCAGGTTGGGATAATGTATGTGAGTTTACCAATGAGAATAATGACATTGAAACTAAAGTAGAAGTTGTTCATGCTGAAGCAAACGCTATTATTAAATTAGCTAGGGATGGCGAGTCTGGTAAAGACTCTACTCTTTTTGTTACGCATGCACCATGTATTCAGTGTGCAAAATTAATTTACGGTTCAGGTATAAAGAAAGTTTATTATAAACATACATATAGAAGTAATCAAGGTATTCAATTTCTTTTGAAATGCGGTATTGAAATAAACAACATAGGAGAAAAATAAATGGCATTAAATTTAACAATCGATAAACTTAAACAATGCGTTAAGAACAACAAACAACCAGAACAACTTTTAAAAGCACTCACAGTTGCTTTTCCAAAATACGATATTAATACGGCAGAACGTGCTGCTGGCTTTTTAGCTCAGTGTGGACACGAGTCTATGGACTTTACTGTATTGAAAGAAAATTTAAACTATGGTGCTAAAGGTCTGCGTGGCACTTTCGGTAAATATTTTGCAGACGATGCAATCGCAACGAAATACGAACGCAAGCCTGAAATGATTGCCAATCGAGTGTATGCTTCTCGTATGGGCAATGGTAACGAAGCTAGCGGTGATGGTTATAAGTATCGCGGCCGCGGTGCTATTCAGTTAACGGGTCGTGATAATTACTCAGCGTTTGCAACAGCAATCGGCAAATCTATTGACGAGACTATCGCTTATCTTGAAACTCTAGACGGTGCAATCGAATCTGCTTGTTGGTTCTGGAAGAAAAACGGCTTAAATGAGATTGCAGATAAAAAAGATATCCTAGCAATGACTAAGCGTATCAACGGTGGCACTATTGGATTGGAAGACCGTAAGAAACATTATGAGCATAACTTAACTGTGTTGGCATAAAATGATACAGCATACAGCAAGCCCCTCTGAAAGTGTGTTGAAAAATACAAAGGAATATATATTATCAAAAGAAGATATAGAACTAACTAATGAAAACTGTTGTGAGTTTGTATCGAACTTAAATAAAAATTCTGTTGATTTATTTCTAATTGACCCTCCTTATGACATAAGTCGTAAAACAGGTTTTAAATCTGTTGGTAAAAAATCTGTAGAAAGATTTGCGGTATCAATGGACTTTGGTAATTGGGATTGGTGTTCTACTAATATGGAGTTAGTAGTTCAGGAGGCTTATAGAAGTCTTAAAAAAGGTGGAACGATAATAATATTTTATGACTTATGGAAAATAAGTCATTTATCAGATTGGCTAACGAAAGCTGGATTTAAACAATTAAGATTTATTGAATGGATTAAAACTAATCCAGTTCCAATTAATAGCAAAGCAAATTATCTAACTAATTCAAGAGAAATTGCAATAACAGCAGTAAAAGGTGGAAGTTCTACATTTAATAGCAAATATGATAATGGTATATATAAATATCCTATTTGTCATGAGAAGGGTAGATTTCACCCAACACAAAAACCATTAGCTTTAATGAAAGAACTTATTGAAAAGCATTCTAATATTGGTGATTTGGTTGTTGATTGTTTTAGTGGAAGTGGAAGTACAGCTCATGCCTGTGTGGATTTAAATAGAAAGTTTAAAGGTTGTGAATTAGAAACAGATTATTTTAATAAATCTCAAGATAGATTGATTCAAGCAATAAATAAAAGGGGTAAATAATGACTAAACGTATTAATGGTGGCACTATTGGATTGGAAGACCGTAAGAAACATTATGAGCATAACTTGAAAGTATTAGCTTAATGATTAATCCTCAAACAGTTTCAATCTTTATTG